AATGCTTTTTGAAATCCTCTATCTGTGGTTCTGAAAAACTTATCTTGAAGCGATTTTTTTTGTTCGAGTTCAAGACCCTTTCGGTGAATTTCTTCAGGTGTATTACCTTTAATAACTATCTTTTGTTGTGAAGGTGTTGCCACGGGTGACACTGGTGAAGACTCTTGATTCCCAAAACCATCAAGATTTAACATGTTGTTAAGTTGTTGGTATATCGTTCCTCTATTTTGTTTTTCGTTAGCCATTTTTATAAATTATTATAGTTTTTTATAAATACTCAATTTTTTTGCAAAAGTCGGTTATAGATAAATACAAACTATTTATTCTTTAGTCCATTAAATAACCACGAATTTGCAGCGTAAGGATTTAATGGGTCATCACTTCGAGCAGTAAAAGGTGTCTTCTTTCTTTCGACATCTTTATTGCCTATCTCTTTGATGTCATTATTCGTTAGAATTGCATTTAACATTTTCTCACTAATACCTTTACTTTGTTTGAATTTAGCCATGTCAAAATTCAAAACAAATAAACCAATAGCCAATCCCATGATACTATCATCGTGGAATGTACGTTTATGGTCGGCAACACGATTCCCTGCAACTGTTACAAATGTTTTTAGTTCATTTAATAATCTCACAGACCTGATAATAATGTCCTCTAAATGAATTGCTCTCTGCATTTCAAGAAGAACTGATGGTCGATTGTTACCGATAAAGAAGCCGGGAATGAGGTCTACAACCATTACTGCGCCATCAGGCATGACTTTCTGTCCTTTCTTAATATAACCCTGTAACCTATCTCTTGTTGGTTTATGTGTGACTTCAGCAAAGTGAACATTTTCATATCCAACTTCTAAAAGTTTCTCAACAGTATGTACACCATAGCCACCAGTTACGTCAACAACAGCATACGCATCATTATATTCTCTTCCAAATTGATAACCAATTTGAGCCAACATCTGTGGAGTCACTTTTCCATAATATTCTGCAACTTGCTCAACCTTATGTCTTTTTACCTTAATTTTTTTAATCTTTCCACCTTTTTTAACAATCTTTTCTTCAATAACTTCAGTTACTTTCAACATATTAAGTGTTGAACTATCTTCCCCGTGCCCCGGTGAAGCATCCATTGCCATAATATAGTCTTGACCTGCTTGTGCTTCCTCCCAAATCCACATATTGTTATCAAGATATGCTTGACGTAGTGGTGTTTGAATATCTTCTTCTTCGATTCTTCTAAGATATTCTTCGGCAATAAAGTTATCGCCTGAACCTAAGAAAGAACAATTATGGTTTAAAAAACCATCTGCATAATATTCACAACCGTCACTATCTACAATATCATATAGATCACAATTATCAACAGATTCAACAGATTTTACATAGAAATCACCATCAATTGTTGTTAAATATGCCACGTTTGGAATTAATGATTTTGCAAACATATTCTTATTACTACTAATGAAAATATGGTCTTCACTAACAATAATTGATTTATCATTTTCTAGTGTTATTTTTAGTCCTTTCTTTTTATTAGATTTCTCTATACCAAGAAAGTCCACAAAATTCCCACTACTATTTAAAATTTCATACTCAGTATTTATTTGCATGATAAAAAATTTAGACACTTTTCAATTATGTGGTCAGATTTTTTGTTACGATTATATTCGTCAGAATCAATAACTAAAATATCATAACCAATATCTTTTAATATTGAATATCTAATATTATCTTTAATATTATTATGCCAATATTTTCCATTATATTCAATAATTTTCATTTTTTGTTTAAAATCAAACATCATTACAGTATTTTCGTGATTATATTTAATAGGTATTTGCATAACAAACTCTTGATTTAAATCATGAAAATAAACACCTTCTTTATCTTCAAGTTGTTCATATATACTCCAAAACAATTCTTGAGATATTTTACTATATTTATTCGCTTTTAGTTCTGATAGTTTTTCCATTTTATCTGAAACATATTTCGAATACTTAACTTTACCCAAATCAATGCCAAACTTTCTAATAAACCATTCCAGACTATTAGTTTTATTAGTTTTCACAGATTCTAATCGAGCATTAAAATATGACTCCCACTCATTACCATATTTTTTCTGAAACCACGATTTTGAGGGGTATTTGGGTTCACACTTACTACAAATAATTATCAATTCATTACCATTGAATTTCCAAAATTTCAATCGTTTATGTTTTTCACAATAAATGTTAATATTTTTGACTAGTATATATAGTCTCATTGAAAATTTATTCAGGTTCTTATTCAAATCATCCATTTCTGAAGTATGTTTATAAAGACTTAAATATAATTTTCTATTATCATTCATTAATTTCCTATTTCCCGATTTTCCAAAATATTTAATATAATCATCTTTTAATAATTGTATTGTTTCATCTTTAGAATATAAATCATTAATGTTAGATAAATCACGTTTATATGAATCCCATTGTATTTGTGCTGCGTTTAAATTGGCGACCTTGAATCGTTTTTTTTGTGGGTCATATATCATCACTTCATCACCATTTTTTAATTTATTAATGTCACCACTATACTCCTTTAAATATAGTAATTTTGCAACCAATTTTTTATTGTTGGAATATTTTTGCATTTCCTTGGTCTCAACATTAACTGACTCCAATAAATTAGGGTATTCTTTATTAAACATTGATGTCCCACCTTTGATTGAATATTTAAAAATATTATCAATGTTCGTAACTATATCAATTAGATCAAATTTATTCATGTTTTTACTATAAATACTCACAAGAATTATTTTGTTCTTTAAATCTCAAATATAACTCTTCAATAGTTATATCTTCAACCACACCACTTATTTTATTTCTTATTTTAATTACTGCATCAAAATTTACACAAAGTAATTCCTGTGCGATTTTACGCATGTCACCGTTGGCGTTCTTCAGTTGACTTTCAAACCAAGAAGATGTTGCTTCCCAACCGTCATCAGCCATTTGAATTCGTCTTTCTTTCGACCAATGTTCATCAGGTATTCTAATTTCATTTGTTTTGCCTTTATTCTTTAACCATTCCAAATCATGTTGTCCCTCAGTTTTTGTAGGGTCAAATCCATTATCTTCTTTATAAATTGTGTATCTTGGGTCATTATACCACCAAAGTTCAACAGCATGAAAGTTATTACTACTCTTACCTGTTTCTTCATCAATGTCACGTGCGCCCATGAAGGTTTTATAAAATACAGCATCAAGTCCTGAAGGTGTACTAACCATGATTGCTGCACCACCAGTTTGAAGTGTTGGCTGTGCCGATGTCCAGAACTTATCCCCTTTCTCAGCCCATGCAGTTTCATCCCAAAATAATAACGTTGGTGTCATACCACGAAGTGATTTAGATGCAAACGCACCTAATTTAGAATCGTTGTCATATACTTTTAATTGTTGAGTGTCTTTCAAACCCTTTTCAGATTGTTTACCCGTTTTAGGTCTAATCCAAGCAGGACAACCTTCGATAAAATCAACAACATCACCCATTAACTCATCACGAGCGGTAATTAACTTATCTGCAACTATGGCAACCTGTCTGTTTCTATTAAACATGACATACCATGCAATATATGCACATGTTGTTGTACTAATACCTGCCTGACGATATTTATTGGCAATAACAAATCTGTTATCACGATAAGATTGAATTAATTCTTTTTGAAATTCAAATAATTTAAATGGGACGATAAGTCCCGAAGTACCTTGCGTCTGGTCAAAAATTGTTAAATATGTCTCAATAAAATATACTGGATTTACACCACAACGAACAATTTCAAACTCTTGTTCTGAAACAGTTAAATCACTAGCTTTTTTTACATCACCAGATTCTGTAATAATGATTGGCTCAACCTTTCCAACATCTTTAAGTTTTTTCGCCAGTTTTCTTGCTTCTTCTTTTGCCCTTTCCCTTGTTGTATCGTAAGGAATTATAGGTTCGTGTTCAGGAAATAACGAATCGTCTGGTTCTAAATCTGGATTTATTTTGGGACTCATTTATAATATTTTATAAATAAATACTTGAAACCATGAAATTTAATTAAATTTAATCGAGGATGTCTCAACGAATTCATTTCCTTTTAATATGATTTTTCTACCATCCAGTAAATCTTTCACTCTTTTTAATGTCATACCATAATGAAAGACGAGTAAAGGAACATCATCATTATCGTTATCAAACATCTGGTCATAATCACTGAAATTACTGTTTCCTGTGTCTTCCTTCTCTGTTTCGTAACTTAGAGCATGTATTGTATGATATCCATGCATATACTCTCTATCAACGGCTTCATGTAGACAAAATAAATCAAATGATGCAGTTTTTAAATTAAAAATAGCATCAATATAATCTTCAGTTGGTGGCATCGCATTATCGCATGCTGGACTTAAATCCCAACACCAGTCTTCAACCAAAATATTTGCAGGGTCTTGTGAAAAAATAAATTCGTATAATCCTTCGTCTTTTGCGTTATAGCCGATTTTCAATACAAAAATTAATTGTAGTTTGTTGTCATCGTAATCCATAATGTGATTTTACTATAAATACTTGAAACAAAAAAACCCGCTATTTAGGCGGGTTTTTAATATTTACAATTTGGTCTTACTTCTTATTTAAAGTTTTGTTGATTTTATCAACGGTAACGCCTTCATGTAGATTCAATTGTTTTTCAATGATTCTATCAAGTTTCAATAGTGTTTTCGATTTTTCAGTTTCGTTTAAAGTAGGTTTCTTCAAACCAACTTTTTCTTCAAGTCTGTTACGAATATATTTCCTGAGTTTAAGTTCGTTTTCATTCATGGTAACATTAACACTATCTTTAGTTACTTCGACAGTTGTTGTTTCAGCACTATCAGGTTTTACAACTCCACCGCCCATTGAGTCAAAACCTGCTTGCATATTCAATTCAGGTTCTTCGTGTTTAGTTAAATCTAGTACGTTGTTATCATCAGCATCTGGAGTTTCTACTGCATCAACATTAACACCTTCAACATCTTCACCATCAAGTTCTTCACCTTCTTTCATTTCAACTTCAGGTGCTTTTTCTGCACTGAGTTTCTTTCCAGCTTTTTCACTAACTTTGATATCAACCTGTTCTTCAACAGCGTCTTCAGTCATTGGTGGTTGAACTTCAATAACACCTGTAGGTACTCCACCTTCTTCGGCAATACCTAATCCTGCAATACCTCCTTGAGTTTTTGAAGCACCAACTTCTTGACTAACTGCCGTCATAATTTTTTTAAGGTCAACTTCATCTTTACCAGCTTTAACTAATCTTGAGTTTAATGCTGCGATTTGTTTACCCAATTTTTCTGCTTCTGCTTCAAGTTTTTTAACTTCTTGAGGAACAACCGCACCATGTGCTGCTTGTTTGATTCCAGTACCATAATCTCCGACAGCTTTTGCAGCTTGTCCAACCTTATCTGTAATAGCTTGTCCAGCAGCTTGAGCACCTGCTTTAATATCGCCACCAACTTTTTTAGCTGCACCACCAACCATTCTACCCAAATTTCCGAAAAGTTCGTTAATTTGAGCAATTTTATCTTCTTCAGGTGTTTCGTTCATTTCTTGTGAAAATGGTTCAGCTTGATTTGCAAAATCTTCATGTCCATAATCACCTTTAAGTTTTTCAATGATTTCAGGTGTAATAAATAAAGCAATTGCTTTAAAATCACCATCGTTTTGTCCTTCACTATGTGCATTTGCGTAACCACTCATCACACTAGCCATTTCTTCGTCATCACACTCCATCATTGACTCTGCATTATAACCTCTGGACTCCGCATATTGTGCAAATCCACCGCACTCTGCGCATTGTTCTTCTTCAGCTAATTCAGGTTCTTCAGCAGGAACTTCTTCAGTTCCTTCAACGTCTTCAACGCTTCCACTTAAATCATCAATATCCTTTTGTGGAATAACTTTTGTGATTTTGTCAGCCATTTCTTTTCTATCTTCAATATCGATATCTGGAAAATCGTCTTTAAATGCAGAAAGGAATGTATTAACATATGATTTAACTTGTGGGTCGGTCAATTCTGTTTTTCTTAATGTGTTTGTAAGTTTACCAAGACTTTTTTCGATTTCTCTAGTAGCTTCGCTTTCAGGGTCTTCAGTAGCAACTTCTTCTTCACCACCCTCAATTCCTTCTTCACCTGTATTAGCAAGTGGGTCTTCAACACCATCTAAAGGGTCTACTTTACCACCCATAGGGTCGCCTTCAGGTGCAACATCCATAGGTTCTTCACCACCAGCCATAGGGTCAGCAGCAACTTCACCACCATCTGTTGGCATATCATCAATACCTGCTTCCATTTCAGCTTCACCTTCAGGTGCAACATCCATTGGTGGCAATGGAGGAACTTCAGCAGCATCAGTAGCAGCATCTAAATCATCAACCTTACTTGCAGCCATCTCAATTTCTTGACCAGCTTTATCTTCGGTTAACATTGCTTTTTTAGTACTAGCTTTACTACCTGTTTTACTTACTTTTGTAGTGACACTCTCATTAATCGTTTGGAGTATCATATTTCTTTGTTTGTCGGCAACAGCAATACTTGGGTATTGGTTTTCGGTTATATTTGCCATACCACCAATATATGCGAAATCCGCAACATCAGGTTGTTCTTTAAGACCACCTTTTTTAACGTAGTAATGGTGATTTTCTTTAATGATTCCATAAGCAACACCATTGGCTGCTCTTTCAAAATCAATTAATGTACCTAAAGCATTTGATTGCATTATTTGAGGTTTTTTCGTTTCGGCTAAGTCTCTCATTCTTTGATAAAACGCCTCTTCATTATTATGTTTTGCCATTTTTATGTGTTTTTATGTTAATTATTTGATTACATTTTTTTATAAATACTTACTGACAACCAAAAAAATATAATCTTTAGATTATTTGATGGTTTTCGTTAACGATTTTATTCTTTACAAGCATTTCATAAACTAACGGTGTTATTAATTTTTTTCTTTCATAGTTATTAATAACCGATTGATTTACCTTTTCATGTGAAACGTTTTCACTTAACATTTTCACATTAGTATGTAAACTTTCCATTATCTCGTAGAAAACTTTTTCGGCTTTCTTTTTCTCGATATATTCATTTAATTGTGCTGTAGTTACTATAAATTTTGTCATAACTTAATCGTCAATGAATTCCTTTAGACTTAATTCTTGTGTGAGAAATTCATTTTTCATACTCACCAACTTTTCCAAATAACCAGTATTCCTTAAAACCTTAAACACAAGATTTTCAGTGGAAAATTCACCATTTGAGTCAAGTCCAGATTGTCTATATTTTTTTATTTTATTTTTTAAATTCTCGTGTTTTTGTATGAAGTCTTTCTCACTTTTATCAGTCTCCAAATCTTCAATTGCATTCATTAAATCAGCAGACTTCAATTGAACATCTGCACTATCAATATTTACGATTTTCTTGGTTGGTTTCCTAACCCAATCATTTTTTACTAGTGAATACGTCCCTGATGAGTGATGTGGTTCGGCACTGTCTTGGAAGTACATTTCAACGTCATGCCCTTTCACTTGAATAGGTAGTTTTTCTGCCCACAATGCTTTTTTTAACATAAAAAAGTCACCAACAAATTCTTTGTTTTCTGAAATCTGTTTAAAATCAAGAATAATATGTATGTCGATATCAGAACCTTCATTATAGTTATAGTTCGCCATACTGCCTGTCATAATTACATCAGCAAACGTGAGATTTTCAACATCTGAAAATTCAATAAATCTTTTAGCATTCATTAACAACACTTTTCTAATGTCTGACTTAATAACAACGTCAGATTCCCAGACCAGCGGATTCAATGTATCGTGCATCTGTATAGTTGACACATCTACGTTATCGGGTTCAACTACTTCTTTCAGTGTATCTGAAATATTATGTTGTCTCCAATATTTACCCGCCCAAAAACGTGGGTTTTTCTTATCTTCCTTCATAATTAAATGAAATGTTTATTTACCAATTTTAGCTATTGCTTCAACAGGAACTTTTTTTGCTGGTTCTTCAGCTTCGTCTAATTCTTCTTCTTTGTCTTCAGCAGGAGTTTTATCGTCACCCTCAACATCCTCTTTTTTATCATCTTCCTTCTCACCCTTTTTCTTATCGAAATTCCATTCCTGAAGGTTCTCCATCTCAATTTCAACGCCAGCTTCACCTGCTTCTGGTTCTGTTGGTAATTCGATTTCTTCTTCAGATTCTTCGTTATGAAGCATTCCATAAATTTCATCAACTTTCGCAGTCAATTCTTGAAGTTTCTCTTCTGGTGATTTTTCTTCTACTGGCATTTCTTCAGCACCGCCTATTGATGGTTCAGTGTCAACAGCCATTTCCTCACCACCCATTGGCATTTCAACTTCCTTTTCCTCGAAACCTTCATTTAGATTACTTTTAGGTTTAAATGTTTTATCAACATGGCTCATAACTTCGAAAAGTCTTTCTTTACTGCTTAAATTTTTCATGTTCTTGATTTCATATAAATACTATCTTATTTTTATTAATGGATATCTTATTAACACTATTCATCATTTCATAAAGTCTCTCTACCGTCATTAACAATAATAAATGAGTATTTTCTATAAATACGGAATTATTAATTAAAATGCCGTAGTATTTATTATAAATTCCAGTAGAAAATGAATTTAGAATGCTTAAACGACATAATTACCAATAATTTGGCAATACATATTGACCTCACAAACCTAAACTCATGGGATTTGAATAGTGGTTTAACCTCATTCAGTCTAACTAAATGGAGTGGTGCGGTATCAGACAATATTAACCTAATTGACTTTGGTCTCACTAGTTTTGATAACGGAAGAACAGATACTATGTGGAGTGGAACAACATTAACATCTCAGGATGTTTGGTTCTCAATGTACAAAGTAGGTTACAATATTGTGGAAAACCCCACAACTGAGGAAACATCTGGGGTTACAGTAACAACAGAGTATCTTCCAATATCAGCAATAACATCAGGTACAAGTGGAAATTATTTCGATTTAGATGGTGGTTATCTTCAAGGATTCTTTAACCTAGATGGTTATAATTACGAATTACTACCTTCACGTTATAATGAAGGAATAACAATTGAGACAATATTATATCTTAATGAAGATTCACAGGGCATATTCTATATGATGGGTGCACGTGCAGAAGACAAATATAATCCATTTTTTAGTGGTGAAACATCAACAGGTTCAACAATTAATGGTATTACAACAAGTTTAGATAATTATTTAGATGCTTTAGTCGGGGAAGTAGCATATAATAAAGCGTTTAGTTCGCCCGAAGACAATATGACATATACTAAGTATGATGAAGTACCACCACTGGATAATATAAAAAATAACGTAATTGCTTTCGAATTAACACCAGATAAAAAATTAGCTTATAAATATGTAAATAATAGTGGTATTGTTGTAACCAATTCTTCACCTGCTACAATAAATATTACTGGTTTTACTATTGTTGCAATGGTGTTCACACCAAATGATATTCTTGACCCATCAATGTTAGAATGTGCAAAACAGAGATTAGGTAAATTAATTTTCTACGTAAATGGTCGTGCACATTGGATTATCAAAGATTTTCCAGAATTTTATTTTAAGTCATTTAATAATGATAAAGAAAAACAAATAGGTGTACCATCCTCAATTAGTTGGGGTGGTGGTAGTTTTGGTTTGGC